TTTGCTGCTGCTCGGTTAATTCACTTGCTTTAATGATTGGTATCTCTTTAAGTCCTGCTTCCTTACAAGCCTTAAGTCGCATATTGCCACCAAGCACAACCATATCGTCATTAACTACAATAGGTCTTAGTTTTAGCATTTGGGGGAACTCGTTAATTGATTTTACGAGCTTTGCAAACTTATCGTCCTTGATTATTCTGGGATTGTTTGGGTTTGCTTTTACTGTGTTGATTGGTACGTTTTGTATCATAGTATTCCGTTTATTATATCGTTAGCTTCGTCTATTGCATCTTCTTGGTCTAAGTAAGTATCTACGTCTGCTATATGCTTATTGATTAAAGTTTCTGCCATAGCATAAGTATAATGTCCTATCGTGGTCATATCGTCTCCGTCTTTGCCAGTTTTACATACTGCTAAGAAATATACTTTATGTGTAAGAAGTAACCATATAGCTCTTAATTTTCTCATCTTCCTTGCCCTCTATATGCTTTTTCTCTTGGCGTGTGCTTGTTATAGGACTTCTTTGCAGAACCTCTTTTGCGTTTGCCAAAGCTAATTTTGTTCTTATTCTCGTTACCTTTTGCCATTTGGTATATTCTTTAAATGTATTTCAAATATTTCTTCTTTAGTCCATCTATTCTTAAAGTCATAATCGTAATGGCACTCTCTACACATAGCACATAAATTAGTTATATGGTCTTGCAGTTGTTTTCTTTTACTGCCAAACTTTGACCTTGCAACTATGTGTGCTATATCTACTGCCACTTTACCACACACTTCGCAAAAAATGGTATCTGACGAATCAAAGCCCATTCCTTGCAAATAGTTTAAAGTGTGTCTTTGCATAGCTTCCCCATTAAATTTTCCGTTGATTAATAAATAAAAAATTTAAGTATGCAAATTATTTTTTGTCTATTTCCTTTAGTTTATTAATTGCCCATTCTACACCAGAAGTTCCACCCCAAGCGTCCCACATTAAACCGCCACAACCTTCGCTATAAGGAACGTCTTTATGTTGCTGATGTCTTTTAAAGGAAGCCATACGAGCAATCGTATCTCTACTAATTGGCTCACGATTTGCCAACTGTCTTGCTCTTGCTTTACCTGTTGCTTCACCGCAAGAACCCCAACCATTTTTCTCAGCCCATTCTATTGCCCTCTTTGCGTTGTTAGTTGCTGACTCAGGATAGTCGGTATAGCTTTCAGCAAATTTACCACCTGCAAGAATAGCTTTCCAAACCTTCATAGCTTTTTCCTCGGTATCGTAAATGCAAGACCCGTTTCCAATCCGGTATTTGCCATTAGAGGCGCACTTTATTACTGGCATAGTTTACTATAAATATACTTTCGGTCTAAATTTATCTCGTCAAAGTTATACTTCTTTTGGCAGAACTCAAATAACTTTTGTCCGCTTTCCTTTCGCATATCCGCATCACTTACTAAATCTTTGATGTGTTTGTACCAATCCTTCTGACTTTTAACGTAGTGTACCGGCATATCTAAGTACGGATTGACATAGCTAACTATGGCAGGGTTCTTTTTAGCAGCCGTTTCTAATACCTTTAAATTTGACTTCATAGCGTTGAACTTGTTATCTACAAGTGGGATAACTGAAATGTCTGAGTCCGTATAAGCACCCATATATTCTGTAACCCTTGCATAGTTATAGATCGTGGGATTAAGCTTTAGTCCGCAAGTAAAAGCATCAATCATTTTATCCCATATAGGTTTCTCCCCGTCATTGTAACCTGCTATAACAGTTCTAATATTCATACCTTGTAACCTTTTAAAAGGTTGCCTTAGTATTTCAATATCCCTTTCGTGCGTTCCGCTACCTGACCAAAACAATCTAACCTTGTAATCTTCGGTCTTGTTATCCTGGAACTGCTCTTGCCCGTAGGGTAAAGCGTTTGGTAATATGTGAACGTTCTTATTGTATATGTTTATCTCACTTGCTAACCTTTCGTGAGTGCAGGTGCATAGGTCTGCTATCTTTAAGTAATCGGTAATTAGTTTAGGTATATTGTTAAGCTTATATCTTAAATACAATAAATGGCTTTCGTTTAGTTCCCAATGGTCATCGTTATCGACTACTAATTTAAAGCCGTACTTAGTGCGCCAGGTGTCCATTTGCTTGGCATCTATCTCATTAAGCATTCTATTCATTAACACAATATCCCAACCTTGCTCTAATAACTCGTCATTAAGTACATCTGTTATAAGTGCGTACTCTTTTTCTAAGTGTACTATCGGCATCATAATTCTATGCAGTCCTACACCTGAGTTGGCAGAAGTTATACAAAGTATTCGCATCTTATATTCTTTTGGTTGTGATAGATGTCTTGGTATTTTTCCCACACGCTTTGCGCCCGTGCCAAGCTTTCGTCTTTCATTCGTCTGTAATCTGTTCCATTACCGACATCGTGTCCTATGTGTTCTGACCTCATATCCGGAAGGTAGTAATTAGTAAAGCCTGATATTGTTGCTCGTTCTCCGTAATCTCTGTCTTGCATTCCGTATGGATCGTACTCAGTATTGTAACCGCCAACTGCATCTATAAGTTCACGGGTAATAAAGTTATCGCCAAATGGTGTATGCGTTTTATGTACCCCGTCTACTATTGGGGGCAAATCTTCTACACAATGTATTCCAATTATGCCTGTCTTCTCTATTTGTTGAGAAAACATAACCCATTTTGACAACCAATTCTCAGGCAGTAATATGTCATTGGCTAATAAACAAACTGCATCATAGTTTTGCGTTATGCGTAACCCTGCATTAACTCCGGCTGCTATGCCTCTCTTTTCTTTTGATAAGTCATAACCGGCAAACGGGTAGTTAAAAGTTTCGTGCGTGTCGCTTCCGTTATCTATTAAGAAGCAGTCCGCATTATAACCAGAGTTAAAAAAGTTTTGGTTAATTACACGCTGCGTTAAATCGTGTCTGTTTTGTGCAAGTAATAAAATAGCTACTTTCATTATCTTATGTTTGAGCCTATTTCCCTTGCCGGTACTCCTGCATATTTAGTATTTGGTTTTGCATCTCCTTTTAAGAAGGCACTTGCTCCTACCATACAATTCTCCCCTACGTTTGCAAACTGATGCAGAACTGCATTAAGTCCTATATTAGCACCTTGATCTACAATAGAATGCCCACCTATTTTTGCTCCGCAACTTATTGTTACATTATCTAAGATTGTGCAATCGTGTCCTATGTGTGCGTGTTTCATTATAAAACAATTATTGCCAATAAAGGTATCAATCTCGGTTCCTGCGTCTATTGTTACAAGACCTGTAATAACATTGTTATCGCCTATGTATACTTTGCCTTTTTCTTTATTCCAGAACTTTTTATGCTCTGCTTTGTCTCCGATAATACAATAAGGACCAATGTAGTTTCCGTCTCCGATAATTACGTTATCGCCAATGATAGCGGTGGGGTGGATAAAGTTAGCCATTCTTTTTTTTATTTTTGGGTTTAGGTTGTTCTTCGTACCAAGTATACAAGCGTTTAATCATATCAAAAATACAATGGCTGCACCATACTGTTAATATGAAATCTGCACTCATATACTTGCGATAAATATGCTCGTACATTTTTAAGATGTCTAAGTCGATATTTCGCACATAGCCATTCTGTACTGTATGCCAATTACCAATGTGTTGATCTAAAAAGTTGCGGTGTTCTATTTCCATAAGTTCCACATAAGTTTTGAAAGTAAAGGTGCTAACACTCCTGGTATAAATACAAACGCAATAATATCAGTACATATTGCAGGTAGTAAATATAAAATCAAACCTGTCCAAGCTGCTAAACAACTCGTGCAACTAAAAGGCTTAAAATCTAAATACCATTTTCTATGGAATTGGTGTATCTCTACAAAGAATATTGCAAAGCATATCGCTGCTATAATTATCATTTGCGTAATTGTTTTTTAAGTTCACGTTTAGTTAATTTAAGTTCCCTATGTATTGACATATAAGGTATGCCTGTAACCCTACTAAGTTCTTTAGCGTTGCAGTTGTGCTTTATAGCATAAACTCTTAATAGTTCCGCTTTATACCAATGCATCTTTGACAACTCGTCTTCTACTTTGTTTAGTAAATCTTCGTCCCTATCGTGTACTATTAATTCAACCTCTAAAGGTTTTCGGTATGTTCTATAAAATTGGCTTGTATTACTCTGCATCATATTAATCATAGTTCTAACTAAGTAAAACTTTAATACGTTCCGGGTGCGCATATCAATTAAACGCTCCTCGTCCATTTCGCATAGTACTTTAAATATTTCGCTTCTTAAATCTTCTCGTAAATCTTCAGGCTGCATTTTATCTATTGCTTCCTTAAGTTCTCGGCTCTCCCAAAGTTCTAATATGATGCTATTCTTGTTCATATTCTTTTAAGGTTAGTTTGCCGTTGTCTTCGGTTGCTATGTAACAAAAACAATTTGCCGTCTTTGCTAAGTTTAAAAATGCTATTTGGTAGCTGCTTAGTTTATCGCCTATTGCTTTGGTCTCGCAATAAACCGCTACTCCTGTTTGTGTATGAAAACCTACTATATCTGGAACTCCTTTTAGACCTATGAAGGTTCGACCTCTAACCGCAAGATTATTGTTACGCCATACAAAGCACCCATTTTTATTTAAGGTCTTTATAGCTTCTTTGGTTAATTCGTTTGCGGTCATAAAGCAAAAATATACTAAAGTTCTTGATATTGACAAATACTTTTAAAAATCTGATAAGCTACCTGAGGCACTACTGCATTCCCGTATGCTTTTATACTTTCTTTTCTCCATTTAGAAAAGCTAATTCCGTCCAGTTCTCTGGGAACCCCATCATCTCCGCTACAAATCGGGGATTGAGTTGGAAACCCTGTCCAGCCATTTGACGTAAAGTGTTTTGTAATACTACTCCCTTTTCTTTGTGTCTCTGTCTCGCCTTCTCTAAAGCTTCCTGACTTTTTGGAGTATTCCAATCGAAACTGTTTGGAGTCGGTAGCATTCCCAATGCTAATGCTCTTGTCAATGTTATTGAGTGCATTGATCCTTCCTTTACTTGTGTTGATTTCATTGTTGCTGTTGCGTTTGTTTGATCCATAGCTGTTGGAGTAGGCAATAAACCATATCCGGTCTCTTCGGTGTGGTGCGTTGAGGGCTGCAGCTGGAAGTAAAAACGGCAAGACTTCGTAGCCTTGAGTTTCCAAGTCAGACTGCACCTCGTCGAATACCATTCCCCCGTTCCAATTAGTAAGTCCGCGAACGTTCTCGCCCACAACCCAACTTGGTTGAATTTCCCGAATTGCTCTAAGCATTTCCGGCCAGAGGTGTCTCTCATCTTCTTTGCCAAGTCGCTTTCCTGCACTTGAGTAGGGTTGGCAAGGGAAGCCACCACTAATGATGTCGATTGTTCCTCTGTGAATAGTGAAATCTGTTTTTGTGATGTCATTGTAAGATATTGAATTTGGGAAGTGATGTTTTAAAACTTTTTGACCAAAGGGGTTCCATTCACAATGAAATACGTTTTCCCAACCGCACCATTCGGCAGCTAAATCAAAGCCACCTATTCCGCTAAATAAACTGCCGTGTCTCATTTGAATGTTGTTTTGTTTTGTTTAATTTGTTCCTCAAAAAATAAAGCTACTGCAACTGCTCGTGCCTGGTTCTTTAGCCATTGTTCAGTCCATTCGTCCCGGTACTGCTTTGCGCTTATGATGTCCATTTTATTAGCCTTGTAAGTAATAATCTCCATTAGTTTCTTTTTAGCAAGTGCGCCATCTTCTTTTGTCCATACCTTGATGCCCGTGCTATTAAGCTTTGTAAATACGCTTAGTGGGTTAAACAACCTGTCAAAAGTTCGGTTTTCTAAAAGCTTATATTCTTGGTAAGAGTAATCAATTATCTCTAAATCGGTTAAGTGCGGTATTGCTTCAACTCGTTCTTGTGGCATCATTTTTCTTACTTCGTTTGCTTTTTTCTTGTACCTATCCATTACCTGACTAAAGTATGCAGGACTAAAGTTCTGGTAGTGGTCTATAAAGTCATTGGCTACCATTTGCTTAAACGCTACTTTAACTTCGTTTATTGTAAAGTTCCCGTACTCAGTTCTTATCCAATCTTCAAGGATTGCCAACTTAACATCTCCAGGATTGTTAATACCTACAAGCTGCATAAGGTAAATAAGGTTCTGCTTAAATATGGTAGAGTTTATGTTCCTCATTCGTTCCCCCGAAAAGGCGGTCATAATCTCCTGCTCCATAGGAAGTAGAGTGGATATAGTTGTAGTTTTTAAGGTTTTCGAGTTCGTTTTTATCAAGCTTTCGTTGATTGTTTGTAGTTCCTTTTGCATATTGTTTAGAGTTTATTAACCAAGTATTTGCTGCGTGTGTCCAACTTTTCATAGGGTTTTTCCCTACTTTCCAACCATTACTTTCATAGTAATTTACAAATTTTTCAGCTTCAATCTTTGCTTGATCTGTTCCTATCCGGATTGACATATATTCGTAAACTTGTTCAAAACTACATTTACTTTTATTAGTATTAATATCTTTATTTATATTTTCATTTACATTTTCCATATGGGAGTCCATATGGTGTTGCATATGCGTTTCATATGGGGGTTCATATGAGGGTTTGTCTTTAGGTTTCATATTGTTTCGCCTTGACTCAGTAAAGGTTTTACGCTTTTCTTTTTCAACATCAAGCCTGACATTGTACCATAAACCTTCGTTATCCTGAATAAACTTGCATTTAACTTGATCCCACAAGTGACCAACCGTATGTTGTATCATATGAGTGTTCATATGCCCTCGGTTAAACTGAAGCATAAGCAAGTCCATATATGCTCCCTTCTCTTCAAATGTCATTCCCATAGTGCCACTTACATAGTCACCGGGATAAAATAAAAACGCTGGGTCTTTTGCCATAAAAAAAATAAACCCCGATAGCTGCGAACTACCAGGGTTATTATTATTTAACCACTAAACACATAGGCGGTTCGCAGTTCGTCTATGTGTCTTTTTGCAAATATAAACTAATTTTCCGTAATTTCAATCTTTTGGCAAATTCTTTTTAATTTGTCCTTAAACCAATCTTCCGTGTCAATTAGGTTGTTTGCTTGTTTGATATTGTGAATTGCGGTGGTATGGTCTTTAGTGCCAGTATATGCGCTTATCTCTTTAAGGTTCAATTTAGTGTACCTTCTGAGTAAGTAAGCAGCAGCCTTGCGACCAAAGGTGGTTCTTAAACTCCTATCCCTTCTTGATATATCGCATTCAAATACCTCTTCAACTAATTTAACGATGCTTCTCGCACCTATATCCGCACCTAAAGGCTCGTTGTCTTCTAAGCCTAACAACCCTAACTGCGACATCATTTCGTGCAATTTAACGTGGGTGTTACGTTGAGCATAGTATAATTCCTTTAGTTGTCTTATTGAAACATCTCTATTTTTAGTTAGCATAATTAAAACGGCAATCCTTCCGTGTCTTCTTTAGGTTTGAAATCATTTAAATAAATCTTGTAATCTGGTTGCTTATCCTCTGTCTTGTAAGCATTAACCCACATTGAATATTTAACATCATTGATTGTAAAATTAATTACTTCTCCTTTAGTGGTTTGCTTTTTCCAACCGCCAGTACTCCATTTTTTTTGTTCCATTTTTTACTTTTTTATTAGTGAATATTTACTTACAAATTTAGGTTGTTTCTTATTACCTACGTTAATTAAATCGGACTGTATCTTATATCCTTTGCGTTTTAATTCAAAGATAACTGCCGATAATCTCAGGCTATTAAATTTCGTTAGAGCCTGGATTGGTGTCAATGTTTTGCCCGAAAGCAAGTGGTTCAAGATTTGTTGTT